GAAAACGGTGAACCAGCCGGCGGTCTCGTGGGATTCCTCAAGTCTATCGGCCCACTTTGCAATCACTTCAGGCCTAGTAAGGTAATTGTGGTCTGGGAGTCTGGTGGCAACCACAAGCGAATTGCGATCAGCGGTGGAACTTACAAAGGAGGAAGTCGTCCTCGAAGTCTCAATCGGTACTATGAGGACGACATTCCAAATACAAAAGAAAATCATGACAGACAATTAACTTTGACGATTGAGGCATTGAAAAACTTTCCGGTAAGTCAGCTTTATGTCAAGGATACCGAAGCCGATGATGTCATTGCGTACATTTGTCAATACAAGTTTCCACAATCAAACATTGTTGTTGTGTCTTCTGACAAAGATCTCTATCAGTTGATCGATAACAGAGTTTCTCAGTGGTCATTGAATCAGAAAAAACTTTTCAATAAACAAGAAGTCAAGGAAAAATTTGGTGTCTATCCTGAAAATCTCACAACAGTCAGATGTTTTGCAGGAGATTCTTCTGACGCAATAGCTGGCATCAAAGGTGCAGGACTTAGGACAATGTTGAAAAGATTTCCTGAGCTGATGGAAGATCGACACATTAGCGTAGGTCAATTGATTGAAAATGCCAAGGAACGACTCACGGGGTCCAATGTGGCACTTTTCGGTGAAATTGTGAAAAATGAGGATCACATCAAGAAAAATTGGAAACTGATGCACCTGGATGTGTCCAGGCTCAATGGAGACCAAGTGAAAAGGTTGGAACACCAGCTCGAAACACTTCCACCCCAACCAAATAAAATCAACCTGTTACGAATGCTTCAAAGAGAAGGGCTTAAAAACATAGACATTGATTCAACTTTCACCTCAGTGAAGGCAGTAACTCATGAATGATAACTCACAAATGTTCTCAAAATTCGGCAAGCAGTTTCAAGAAAAGATCTTTCAAGGAATGCTAAGCGATTCACCCTGGGCCTCTCAAATGGTCGAGGTGATGAATCCTAGTTTCTTTGATGTGGATTACCTGAAGTTCTTGTCAGATAGATACTTCAGCTACTATAACAAGTACAAGAGTTTCCCGACCCTAGGTCTTCTGGTCACTATTGTCAAGGAAGACCTATCAGGAGGCAGTGACACCATTCTCCGTGATCAGGTTGTAGATTACCTTGTTCGTGTAAAGGCCAATCCTCATCCAGGTGACATCTCATACGTCAAGGAAAAAACCCTTGATTTCTGCAAGAAGCAGGCCTTCAAGGAAGCTTTGGAAAAGGCAGTCGACCTGATTCAAGGTGAAAACTTTGAGGAAGTGGTTGGCCTGATGAAGAAGGCGGTATCCGTTGGCATGCCAAACACCACAGGTCACGACTTCTTCGATGACATCGAGGCACGCTTTGTCAAAGTAAACCGCCACGCCATTCCAACCGGTTTCAAGAGGCTGGACGAGAAAGACATCTTTCAAGGTGGTCTGGGTCGCGGTGAAATTGCAGTAGTGGTTGCAAACACTGGCGTCGGTAAGTCACACTGGTTGGTTGCAGTCGGCGCAAACGCAATGAGGCAAGGGAAAAATGTTCTTCACTACACATTTGAACTTACTGAGCATGCAGTTGGCATTCGTTACGATTCCAATCTCTGTGGCCTGCCTTCCAATGAAGTTCATGATCACAAGGAACTCGTCACCAAGACCTACAAGGAAAAGAAACTAGGCCGTCTGGTCATCAAGGAATATCCAACTGGCAGCGCTTCGGTGATGACAGTTCGCAACCATATAGAAAAGTTGCAATTAAAAGGATTCAAACCTGACGTTGTGATTATAGATTACGCAGACATTATGAAGTCGTCGAGGTCATACGATTCTCTGCGACACGAACTGAAGCTGGTTTACGAGGAGCTTCGTAACCTGGCGATGGAACTGGAGATTCCAATTTGGACGGCCTCACAGGCCAACCGGGAGAGCGCACAAGCAAATGTCGTCGGTCTTGAAAACATGTCAGAAGCTTATGGCAAAGCAATGGTTGCGGACGTGGTTGTCAGTTTGTCACGTAAAGCCGCAGAAAAAGCCACAGGATTCGGAAGACTCTTTATCGCCAAAAACCGCGCAGGTAAAGACGGTATCGTCTTTCCAGTGAGCATCGATACATCGATGTCCAGGTTTGAAATCTTGGACGAGACCGCGTTGACCTTGGACGAAGTGGCATCCCAGAAAAAGAGCGAAATGCATGATTTGTTGGCGAAAAAGTTCAAGGAAGTGATTGACAAGAACGAGGAAGATTAATGTACAAGAAAAATGAAGTGTTAGAAGAGTCTTTGAAGTATTTTCACGGTGATGGTCTTGCCGCCGACGTGGTGACCAAGTATCTTCTTCGTGTACCTGACGGTGAATTTATCGAGAAGTCACCTGATGAAATGCACCGTCGGTTAGCAAGAGAATTTGCTAGGGCCGAAGCAAAGTATTCAAATCCCATGTCAGAGGACGAGATCTATGAGCTCCTCAGGGATTTCAGGTATGTGGTACCTCAGGGTTCTCCGATGTCGGCCATCGGTAATCCGTATCAGGTTCAGTCACTATCCAACTGTTTCGTGATCGACCAGCCTGAAGATTCCTACGGTGGTATTCTTCTGGCAGATCAGGAACAAGTCCAGATCATGAAGCGTCGTGGTGGTGTCGGTTTTGACATCTCCAAGATTCGTCCTAAGGGTGTGGTGACCTCCAATGCCGCTCGTACCACCGACGGTATCGGTGTCTTCATGGAGAGATTCAGCAATTCTACCCGTGAGGTTGCTCAAGGCGGGCGCCGTGGCGCATTAATGTTGACCATCGATTGCCGTCATCCGGAAGTCGACACCTTCATCAATGTCAAGCGTGACCTGACAAAGGTGACAGGCGCTAACATCTCAGTACGATTCACTGATGATTTTCTCAATGCGGTGGAAAAGAACGAGAAGTACACATTGCGTTGGCCTGTCACAGCAAGCGTTTCGGATGCCAAGATCACTCGTGAGGTGAATGCCAAGGAGATCTGGGACCAGTTTGTCGACAGCGCCTGGACTTCGGCTGAACCGGGTGCGCTGTTTTGGGATACAGTTCAGCGTACAACTCCGGCTGATCTTTACGCCGAAGAAGGATACTCATCGATCTCTACAAACCCATGTGGTGAGATCGTTCTTTGTCCTTACGATTCCTGCCGCCTGATGGCGCTAAATCTTTCATCTTTTGTTGTTGATCCTTTCACATCACATGCTCGATTCGATTTTGATAAGTTCCATGAAGTGGTCGTCAAGGCCCAGCGATTGATGGACGACCTTGTAGATCTAGAAATCGAGGCAGTCGACAGGATTAGAAAGAAGATCGCAGACGATCCACAACCTGCACATGTCAAGCGAGTCGAAACTGAACTTTGGGACAAGGTGAAGGACAAGGCTACCAAGGCTCGTAGAACTGGACTTGGAGTTACCGCTCTAGGTGATACTCTTGCAATGCTCGGTCTCCGTTATGGTTCTGATGAATCTATTGCCAAAACCGAGGAGATTTACCGTGCAATGGCAATCGGTGCCCACAAGTCCAGTATCATGATGGCAGAGGAGCGTGGCGCATTCCCTGTTTTCAACTATCAGAAGGAAAAGGATCACGACTTTCTACAGGAAATCATTTCACAGATCGGACTTGATTTCGAGGAAAAGTGGAAGACTTTCGGTCGTCGCAACATTTCTTTGACGACTACTGCACCCACTGGTTCTGTGAGTTGCCTCACTCAAACAACCTCAGGTATCGAACCTGCTTACCTCCTTTCATACAAGAGGCGACGTAAGTTGGTATCCAACTCGGATGCCGGTGTGGTTCCTGATTTTGTGGACGCCTCGGGTGACAAGTGGCAGGAGTACACTGTCTACCACCACAACTTCAAGAAGTGGATGGATGTCACAGGAAAGTCTGCTATTGAGGATTCTCCTTACCACAATGCAACTTCCAACGATGTCGATTGGTTGAAGTCGGTGGAAATTCAGGCTGCGGCTCAAAAGTGGATCGACCACTCAATCTCCAAGACCTGCAATCTCCCTAACAATGCAACGAAGGAACTGGTTTCTCAGGTTTACATGACTGCCTGGAAGTCAGGTTGCAAGGGTTTCACGGTTTACCGTGACGGATGCCGAACTGGTGTCTTGGTCCAGGAGACAAAGAAGGACGAGAAGAAGAAGGACGAAAACTCAGTCATCAAGCGTCCAAAGGAACTACCATGCGAGATTCACAGAGTAAACATCAGGGGAGAAAGTTGGCTGGTCCTGGTCGGCCTGAAGGACGGAAACCCATACGAAATCTTCTGCGGGGTAGCGGAGAACATCGAGGTCCCCAAGAAGTCAAAGATCGGCTTGATCATAAAGAACGGAAAAAAGGATGGCGTCGCGACCTACAATCTGAAAGTGCCCGTCGGCAACGACGACGAGGTGGTGTTCAAGGACATCGTAAACTTGTTCGCAAATCCTACTCACAGTGCCTTCACCAGGACACTGTCACTGACTCTTCGCCACCAGATTCCGATCAACTTCATTGTGGAGCAGTTGCAGAAGGGCAAGAATGAGGACATGTTCTCTTTCAGCAGAGTACTTGCAAGAGTCCTGAAGACCTACATTCCTGACGGAACCAAGTCAACAGGTGACAAGTCATGCAAGGATTGCGGATCCGACTCTCTGATTTACATGGAAGGATGCGTAACTTGTCAGTCTTGTGGTTCTTCTAAGTGTTCATAGTTACCTCATGAAATACAATACTTTCGGAGTTCATCATGAACGTAAATGTGTTTGACATGGGATATGAAATTCGTTACCCACCGAAGACTTATGGTTTTGCGGAACTTTCACAACCTGGAAAACTTCCAATCGTTGAGTTCTACAAGGCAAAAGTTGAAAGCATCAACTGGCGAGAAAAGGACAAGTTCAAGTGGTTCATCAGAGAACTGACAATCAACGATGTGCCCATCGACGCCGTCCTTCCTTCTGACTGGAAGATCATGAAACACAGGGGATTTGACAAGGTCTCAGATATCAGAAACTGGTTGGAGGGTCTGTGATCTACCAAAGTCTGCCTTACCGTAATGTGTACGTCAAAAAGTCCTTCCTCACCGGTCCCAAGAACTTCAAGTGGGGAAAGGACGAGACGGTTCACGGTATTCTGGTAGGTGTGAAGGCGGTATTCCGTGCCACGCCAATGTTCGAGGTGTACTTTCCAGAATACCAGGCGTGTTACGACAAGACCCTTCAGTGCGCAATCTTTGAGAATCCAGAAACGCCTAACGAAGAGATTCGTCTTCAGGATGTGGGTTGGTGGGACTGTATCTCAGGCGACATTCAGATCTATGAAAAGTCGCTGTTCAAGCACGGTTCCGTGAAGATGCAGAACAAATCAGGCAGGTGGTTCGAAGGAAAGTACCTCTGGACCATCGACTTTTCTCCTCCTCACATCAATGAAGGCATCGACCTTTCAGAGGCACAGTGGTGGTCGGAACACAAGCAGGCCAACTTCATGTTTGACAAGCAGACTGGAGTCCTGGCCTGCGGACCGAACAACAAGATGCGGTACATCTGTGAGTCGCTGTGCAAGGAAGAAGCCAAGCCCCCTTTCTTCAAGGTGTTCTCAGGCGATTCCTGGTCACACGAAGACCACGGACATTTCATGGGCGCCGCAGGTGAAGATTTTGACTATTACGGTGATGCGAAGAAGAATAGTTAATGCATGCTTCTTGTCAAATCATACCTCTCACCAAGCAAGATTTCCGGAGCCGGTAACGGCCTGTTCATCAGAGAACCTGTGAAAGCTGGCCAGCCTGTTTGCGATAAACGTCCAGGAACCTACGAAATCTACACTGATGAGGATGCTGAGAATGCTTCACCATCTTTCAGGGGGTTCCTGGACAATTTCGCTTACCATGTCGGAGACGAGTGGAGACTGGACAAAGACAATGAGAAGTTCATCAACCACTCAAGGCGACCAAACCTCTCGCCTGATGGTAAGGCGCTGAGGGACATCGGACCTGACGATGAACTCCTCTACGATTACCGACAAATAGATGACAGGATTGAACAAAATCCTCCAAGTTGGTTGTAAATCATCTGAAAGATTGATAGAATCCTTATGACCAATGGTGGTCTTTGGAAGATGACATGAACTCTTGGGTCCCGCCTAAGTCTCCTGGTGATCTGATTCAAGAATCTCTGTGGCCGGATGAATGGAAGATTCTAGTTGCCTGCATGATGCTGAACCAGACCACTCGAAAGCAACTGAATAAGGTTGTGTGGCCTTTCTTTGAACGCTGGCCTACCCCTGAATCTCTTCTGGCATCACCACCTGAAGAAATCGGTGAGATGTTAAAGCCGCTCGGTTTCTGGCGTCGTCGTCCACTAACTTTACAAAAGTTCAGTCGCGAATATCTTACCAAGCCGTGGAACGAGCCAAAGGAACTGCATGGTGTAGGAAAATACGCCAATGATGCCTGGCACATTTTCATCAAAGGCGATTGGAAAGCGGTAGAACCAAAAGACCACGCCTTGAACTATTATCACAACTGGCTGAAGGAGAACCATGAAGACAATTGAAGAAAAGTTTCGAAAGCTCGATGATATCGAACACGCGCTCCTTCGTCCAGGAATGTATGTCGGTTCTACAAAGACTCGTGAGGAAGAAGTTCATCTCCTGAACGAACAGGGTCGATTTGCAAAGCGACCAGTTCAGGTGAATCCTGCCTTCATGAAGATCTTTGATGAGATCGTATCCAATGCTGCGGACGAACACCGTCGAAACACCAAGTTGAACCAGATTTCAGTTACCGCAGACAAGGCAACAGGTCGTGTATCCATTTTGGACAACGGTGGCATTCCTGTCGTCAAGCACAAGGACCACGACGAATGGGTTCCTGAAATGATTTTCAGTAACCTCAAGGCTGGTTCAAACTTCGACGATTCTGAGGAACGTCTGGTTGCAGGTACAAACGGTGTAGGTGCCACACTCACAAACATATTCTCCACTGAGTTTCGCATTCGAACCTGTGACGGAAAGAACCAGTTCGATCAGGTGTTCACCGGAAACATGCGTAACCGCTCTGAGCCTGAAATCACCAAAGGTACAAAAGGTTTCACCGAGATCTCCTATGTCCCTGACTTTCCTCGTTTTGGCCTAGAAGGTCTGGATGATGATCACATTGAGATGATGCGAAAGCGCTGCGCCGACTTGGCGGCATGCAATCCGTTGATTCGTGTGGAATTCAACGGTGAACGTTTTAGTTTCTCCTCGTTCTCAGCATACTGTCGACTCTACACCGAGAACGTTTTCTATGAAGGTTCTGAACGTTGGCGCATCGCAGTTGGCACTTCCAACGGTTCAATGCAGCAGGTTTCCTTCGTCAACGGTGTGGAAACCAAGGACGGCGGCACACATGTTGATTTTGTCTCATGGCAGATTGTGGAGGCTGTCCGCAATCGCATCAAGAAGAAAAATAAAATCGAGCTGAAGCCTGCCGAAATTCGAAATCACATGTTCATTTTTGTCAGCTGCGACATCGTCAATTCTTCCTTCTCATCTCAGACCAAGGAGAAGTTGATCACGGATCCACGTGATTTTGGTTCCAAGCATGAACTTTCAGACAAGTTCCTGAAGCAGGTCTGTGAATCAGAAATGATTCAACGGATTCTGGATTGGGCTCAACAGAAGAGCATGGCTGAGGAACGCAAGAAGCTTCGAGAACTCAATAAGGCCATTTCACGTGAAAAGGTTCTGAAGCTCATCGATGCAAAGAGTCGAAACCGTGATGAATGCACTCTTGCTCTGTTCGAAGGCGACTCAGCTTCCGGTGCATTCAGAAAATACCGTGATCCACAAACTCAAGGTGCATTCCCACTTCGTGGTAAGTTCCTCAACGTTTCCGAGCTACCCGCCTCCAAGGTGATTCAGAACCAGGAAGTAAAGGACATTCTCACTGCTCTTGGTCTTCGAATGGGCGAGGAACCAAAGGACTTGCGTTACGGAAAGGTGTTGGTCTATTCCGACGCAGATCCTGATGGTGATTCAATCGCAGGACTTCTCACCAACTTCTTCGGTCGTTACTGGCCTGAGCTCCTTTCCGAAAAGCGATTCTATCGTGTAATGACACCTTTGGTCGTCGCGAAGTCCAAGAAGGAACAGAAACTATTCTACACCAACGAGGATTTTGAGGTCTGGGTGAAGACTTTGAAGAACACCAAGGACTGGGACATCTCATACAAGAAAGGTCTTGCGGCATTGGAGGATGAGGAGTACCGCGACATCATTCGAACCCCGAAGATGTTTGCAATCACTCCTGGTGAGGATTTGAAGCAGAATCTGGACAACTGGTTCGGTGCTGATCCGGCAATGCGTAAGAAGAAGATTCTAGGTGAAGCATGAAAAATTCCGAGATGCAGAAACGTAAGACTGGTAAGGAACAGTATTACACACCGGGATGGGTGGCAGAAAAATGCACTCAATCAATGATGGAAATTGTAGGTAACCTCGCCCACCAGAAAAAGTGGTTAGAACCTGCGGGTGGAACTGGAACTTTCATTGAATGTATCAAGTCACGTGGAATTCAGGACATTGTCTCTTACGACATTGAACCTCATCACCCATTGGTTCAAAAGACCACAGACTTTCTGAAAGAAGACATTTCACACCTTCGGGGTTGTTTGGTTCTCACCAATCCACCTTTCGGTCGTCTCAATCAACTGTCGATTCCTTTCTTCAACAAGTGCGCAGAAGTCGCGGATTACATCGGTTTTCTGGTGCCAAGAAGTTGGAGAAAGTGGACTATCACCAATCGCCTGAGCCTGAATTTTCAGGTGGTTCACGACGAAGTTTTTCACATTAACTTCGTAACCGATGATGGAAAAGAAATTCAAGGTGGTGGAATTGATGTGGTTTTTCAAGTGTGGAAGCGCCAGCCTGAAAAGAGAAAGAAAGTTCAGATTGAAGATCGTGGATACCTTCTCAGGGTTGAAAGGGAAAAGTCTGACATTGGAATCACCACCTTCGGTTACGCATGCGGAAAATTGATCGAACCTTCTGACAAGAAGACCGGGACGTACTATTACAAACTCCAACGTCCTTGGGTAATGCAAGCGCTTCGTGAAATTGATTTCAAGCCATTCATGAAGAACTCCATGATGATTCCTTCAATCTCCATCATGGAAATCAACTACCTTCTCAACGAATGGGCGGACAAGAACGGACATACTTAGTCCAATGAGAGAAGAGTGGAGTCCTGAAGAACGTTCAAATCGAGCAAAGAAATGTGGAAATCCCAAGGGTTTCACCATGCGCCAATTTTGCAAGAACATCAGGACTCAAAGTAAATCAGGTGAAAAACCAAACAGATTGAAGGAAGTTGAGATGGAAGATGCCCGCTCTCTAGCTCAGCAGGATTATGAAGACCTGCTTCAGACCTACAGTGACGTCTATAAGGAAACACACGGCATTCGTCCACGTGGTGACCTGGCGATGCAGTTCACTTCTGCACAGGCTGTTTCCAAGGCCATTCAAGGCCTTTACGATTACGCTGACAAAACGAGACCTGCACCATCTACCCAACACTGGGCCGATACGATGGAACCCGGTGCCGAAGAGTACCAGGAACTTCCAAAGTCGACAGGCATGGGACGCCGCATGGCGCTGGAGGCATTCATTCGAGAAACACTGTTGAATGAACAAATCAAAGGTCGAAGAAGGCAGATCAACGAAAGAGGCCAGGAAGGTGAAGGAATTCTTGCGTGGTTAGACAGTGCATTTAAGGGTTTTGGTGTACAATTTGACGATAAAATGAATGACACATCGGATTATTCACTTGGTGCCATTCAATCTTCTGTCGATGATAACGTTGCTTCTGCGGCTAAAGACGCAGGAGTCACAGACGTCAAAGATTCCGCTGACCTGAACATCAAAGATGACAAAAATCATAGAAACATATACTTCACGTCAGCTAAACCGGCCTATCTGAAAATATTGGAACAAACGTCTTCTGCTTTGAAAGTTTCAAAAAATGTCAAAAGCTGGACTCCTCCTAAAGACAAAGCCCAAAGAAAAAAATGGTCAGACGAAAACGAAGATGGATTAGATAAACTTTACAGATCTGTTGGGCGCATTCATGGTATTTTAGATCCTCTTGCTGAGAAGGGAGTACAACTCGCGAAGCAGGCGACTGTTGGATTCGATCAGGCAACCAAGAATCCAGGCAATGCCGTGAAATACATCTCGCGTGGTTGCCAAAATTTGAAAACGATCATTGTTGCAGAAAAAAATCCAAAACTCAATGATGTGATTAAAGAGATAGACACAGTCGCTGCAATTACCAAAGAATTGGCGCAATCTATTTCAAAAGATGCAAACAAGAAAATGTAAGATGCCACGGAGTTCTAGCAATGAATCTGATAGAAAGACTAGTAAGAGAAGTTCTGTTGACCGAAGAGGTGTTCGGCGCCCAGGCGTTCGTTTACCACGGTTCAAGGACGAAACCCGATGTCTTCATTCCTGTACTTCTAAACGACGAACTGCAACCTGGTTCCGCAGCAGGCTCAATGTACGGAAAAGGTCTGTATACAGTGTATGACTTATCAGGAACCCAGACCGGTGCAGGTAGATATGGAGAATACGTCTACAAACTGAAGGTCAATCTTTACGGTTTCATCATCTTTGATTCTGATGTGGCACAGAAGGTTTACGGTAAACCACTTGCACCCGCAGAGCAGGCGAAACTTTTGGGGTTGGAAGACGCTGCCGAAAGATTGAACAAAATACCCCCTTTCGTCACAAATGGATTCACCTCAGAACTCGCCTTGCCAGCCAGCAAGTTTCTCAAGTCAGAAGTCAAGGGTATCGTTTTCACAGGTGCCAATGACGGCCGAGTCGCCGTAATCTACGACCCCACAGTTGCGACGCCTTTCGCTTGGAAACGTTTTGACGACAAAGAGTGGACCCAG